AAGACACTAACATTACAGGCACAATTACACACGTAGGTGACACAGTACAAACTGGTAATACTACACAAACTGGTAATTTAACTGTTAACGGTTTAGTAACAATTTCAAGTGCAACACAGTTTGAAGACGTTAATATTGATGGCAATGTAGTAACTACTACACTTTCTAATTCAGATTTAGAACTACGTGCAAACGGCACAGGCGAAGTTATTGTTCCTAATAACGATGTTGTTATTGATAATGATCTAGAAGTAACAGGAACAATTACTACTGGTGATATTTCAAGTTCAGGTACAATTACTGCAAATAGATTTAGCACAGGTGACATCTTAATTGATGACAACATCATTACTACAACTACAAGTAACTCAAACCTAGAACTACGTGCTAACGGTACTGGAGAAATTTATGTTCCGTTAAACGATGTTACTATTGAGCAAAATTTAACTGTTAACGGAACAACTGATCTAGAAGATACAAACATTGTAGGCAATGTAACACACGTTGGAAATTACACACAAACTGGCGATCACACACTTACAGGTAACCTAACAGTAAGTGGTGCAGTTAACATTACTAGTGCAATGCAGTTTGAAAATATACAAATTGCAGGCAATGTAATTGAAACAACTCTATCAAACAGTGATTTAGAGTTACGTGCAAATGGCACAGGGAACATTGTTGTACCAAATAACGATGTTGAAATAATTAACGACCTTACTGTAGGTGCAACTATATTTGTTGAAGATATTACTGCTGTTGGTTCTATTACTGCTAATAACTTTACAACTGGCGATATATTAATTGACGACAATTATATTACTACTACAACATCTAACAGTGACTTAGAATTACGTGCTAATGGCACAGGCAGTATAATTGTAGATGACTTTACAATTAACGGATCTACTATAACAACAACTGGCGACTTTACAATTGAACCAGGATCAGAAAACGTTATTGTAAACAGTACAGGTGCAATTAAGATACCGACTGGTACTACACTAGAACGACCTGCTACTCCTACAACTGGCCAAATTCGTTATAACAGCGATCTACAAAGATTTGAAGGCTACAACGGAACAAACTGGATTATACTACAAGGTGTAGAAGATTTAGACGGTGACACTAAGATTACTGCTGAATTAACTGAAGGTTCAAATGACGGCGTAATTAGATTCTATAGTCAAGGAAGTTTAATTGCAGATTTGGATGCAACTAGACTAAATGCAGAGCGTGTAACCGTAGATGATATTCAAGTAGATAACAATGAGATAAGTACTGTAACATCTAATACTGACCTAGTATTTGCTGCACAAGGTACAGGTTCTGTTAAGTTTGAAAACTTCGCAATCAAGAATAACACTATACTAAATACCTCAGCAGATAGTGTTACGCTATTTGAAAATACAAACAATGGTTATGTTAAATTTGACGGCACATACGGCTTAGTTATACCAAGCGGTACAAGTGCAGAACGTCCGGGTATTGCTTACCGCGAAGTTGGTATGCAAAGATTTAACACAGACGACCAACGTGTTGAAGTATTTGACGGTGTGCAGTGGGTAAGTGTTGCAGGTGCAGAAGCAGGTCTATCGCCGAACGATGCAAATGATCTTGCAATAGAAACAGTATTATATTTGGGATAAAAAGATGGCAACGATATTTAAAAATAAAGTAGTAAAAGAAATAGGAACTGTACCGGTAGACATACTAGAAACAAGTCCTTCTCAACGTGCTACTGTTATCGGTTTAAGTTTAACTAACCTTACATCATCATTTGTGTATGTAAGCGTATTAATTTCAGATGATACTAGCGTAACCGGATACTATCTAAAAGATACTATATTGCCGGCTAACACTAGTTTACGAGTAGTGTCAACTGGAGAAAAGTTAATCATTGCACCATCTAACAAATTATTAATTCAGTCAAGCACTAATGATAGTGTTGATGTTGTAATGAGCTATGTGGAGATTGTATAAATGAGTTATTATATTGGAAGTAATCCGCAAGATGTACTTAACGGTATTATTAAAAGATATTTTTATGGTCTTCGCAGGAATCAAGATGGAGAACTATATCTTATCAGAATTGATCAGCTTCAAGGCGGTGAAGAAAATATTGTTGTAATTAACGACTTAGGAATTGAAGAAGAAAACTTTCCAGACTTTGAAGAAGGCATTGACTTTTTTGAAGGAGTTGACGAAGACGGCAATGTTTTATATCCAAATTTAAGATATCCCCAGTTTAAATGGGATGGTAGATCGTTGGAATATTATATAGAACAAGATAGTGGGTTTTTAGTACAAAAAGTATCTGAAGCTCATACATATGAAGATAACATTTCTACACCAGGATTTGGTGAAGTACCTGATGATGACGTAATTCGATAAGAGGTTTTTATAAATGGCAGAGTTTAAGTTAGATAGATTTAAGTATAACTGGAAAGGCGATTGGCAGTCTGGGTTAGAATATAAAAGAGACGACATAGTAAGAGTTAACGGTAAGACATTTGTTTGTGTACTAACTCATACATCAAGTGCAACGTTTGGGCAAGATTTAAATGCAATCTTGCCGAATTCAGATCCACCGCAATTACAACCTAGATGGATTCTAATGACTAGCGGTAAGAGTTTTATAGGTGACTGGCAAACTGGCACTGCATACAATCTAGGAGATATTGTTTTATACTACGGAACATTATGGTTATGTACTGGAACACATGTATCATCAGACTTTGCTAGTGACGCAGATAATTGGGAAACATTCACTAAAGGTATTAAATTTGTAGGTAACTGGGAAGCCGATACTACTTATGGTCATGGTGCAATTGTTAAGTATAACGGAATAGTATACAAATGTTTAGTAGCACATACTTCACAGACAACTTTAGAAGATAATATAGACGATTGGGAAGTGTTTTTTGAAGGAGTACTTTACCAAAGTAGTTGGAGACCGGATGAAGAATATCGTGTAAACGATATTGTTAAGTATGGCGGATCTTTATTTAAGTGTACAAATACGCATACCTCTACTAATGAATTTTCAGAAGATCATTTTGTTTTAGAATTTCCTGGATTTCAAAACGAATTAGAATGGGATTCGGAAACAATTTATAACGAAGGTGATATTGTAAGATATGGCGGAATTAGTTATCTAGCAGTTAACAATAATATAGACAGTAATCCTGATGAAACATTTAACGATAGTACATCTAATTGGATAGTACTTTCTAAAAGTTATAATCTTAAAGGCGAGTGGTCTGTTGAAAGTAGTTATAGAACTGGAGATGTTGTCCAGCGCGGCGGCATGTTGTATATTGCTAAACGAGACATAGGCGAAGCCAACGATGACGGATCGTCGATAGACTATTTAGACCCTGAAATTTGGGAATTAATTATACCAGGTAAAAAATACTCTGGAAATTGGAATACAAATAATCTGTATTCAGTAGGCGATGTAGTATATCATTTAGGCACTGCTTACAGATGTAATTTCGAACATGTTGCTTCAAATGAAAACTTCCCAGGAGATAACGGTAACATATATGATTACTGGGATGTCTTAATCCAATCTGGCGCACCGGGCGGGTTACACGACAAAGGCGACCTATTAACTTACGGATTGTCAAGGGAAAACGTCGGTGACGGAAGCACATTGAGCGACACACGGGTACCGATAGGTACTCCGGGACAGGTGTTATCTGTAAGTCCAGACTTAGAAGTGTTCTGGCGTACTAGACTAAATGATGCAGATGTTGTATATGTTTCTGCATACACAGGTGTCGACGACGAAGGATACGGAACATCTTTATCAAGGCCGTTTAAAACTATTAAGTATGCAGCTGAATACGTTGAAGATACTTTTGCTCCTGGCAGACCAGTTAAGATATCAGTATCAACTGGCAGATACGAAGAAATTGGACCAATTGTTGTTAATGCAGGTTGTGCAATAGTCGGTGATGAATTAAGATCTACTACGGTGGTAGCAACTCCACCTATTGATGAATATCAAAATGACTATCAATATGTGGATGATTACATTGATTACTTTTACTCGATATTGTTTGACGTTATTAATGGCAATATTATTGAAAAATCAGAAAACAACACTGAAGAACAAGTAATTGATTTGCCGCCAACTAGCTTAGATGCTGCAAACCGAATTGTTGAATTAGCAGAAATATGGAAACAGTATGTAACATTTAGAATTGCCGACGGCGAAGTAGATCCTCCGTTTGAAGGAACAAATACACCAACACAAGATGCATTTTTACGTAATGCAAGTACTGCTCTTGAATTAAATCGAGTGTTTCTTGCAAAAGAAATTCTAGAATATTTAAAAACAACGTATCCAGAAATTACATGGAATGAAACAAGAATTAAATCCGATGTTAAATCTTTTATTAGAGGTATTTACAAAGATTTAAGACTTGTGTCAGGCGATTACTTTACTTTACAAAGTGCTAGAAGGTATACTAATGCAGTAACTGGTTCTCAAAATGACGATATCTTTTATATGAGAGACACTACTGGTTTAAGAAATATGACTACAGAAGGTCTAACTGGAGCGTTAAATCCGCCCGGAGTATTTGACTTGTATCAACGACCTACAGGCGGTGCGTGTGTTAGCTTAGATCCAGGATGGGGCCCAGACGACGATCGTGTTTGGATCAACAATAGGTCTCCTTACATTCAAGGTGTAACGAATATAGGAGATCGTTGCGTGGGCATGAAAGTTGACGGTAATCTACACAACGGTGGTAACAAGTCAATGACTGCTAACGATTTTACACAAGTGTTAAGTGATGGTATTGGAGCTTGGGTTTCTAATAACGGTAGAGCAGAACTTGTATCTGTATTCACATATTACTGCCAAGTAGGTTATTTTGCAGAAGACGGCGGCATTATTCGTGCTACAAACGGTAACAATTCTTATGGAAGTTTTGGATCTGTTGCATCCGGAAACGATCCTGACGAAGTACCACAAACATGTACTGTAATGAATAGAAATAACGAAGCACAAGTTGAAACAGCATTTGCTGGCGGCACAACTGATGAGATTTTAATATTTGAATATGCCAATGCAGGTGAACATTATACAAATGCTTCTGCTTCTATTGTAGGTGCTGGTGAATTTGCTAGTGTCGAATTTAATGACTTTAGAGATAAAGCAATCTTTAATGCTAGATTAATAAACACTTCTGGTTCAGGATCACAGGGAGGAAGTAACTATCTAGTAAGACAAGGTTCTGCACAAATAACAGCAGACGCAACAAATACACTTAAATTGTCACAGTCTGATCCAACCCAATTTGAAGAAGAAATTACCGGAATGAGAGTAATAATAATTTCCGGCAAGGGTGTAGGTCAATACGGATATATATCTGGTTATGATCCAGTTTTAAAAGAAATAACTGTATCTAAAGAGTCGGATGATACTCTTGGCTGGGACCACCTTATTCCGGGAACACCGTTAGTAACCGATTTAGATAGCACCGCAGTTTATCGAATTGAGCCTAGAATAAGTGTAACACATCCCGGATTTAGTTCTGAATCGTATTCTTTTCCGACTAATCGAACTTTTGCAGATGTTACATACGGAAATATATATAGACAATTTTTTAATATTCAAGGACAACAGGGATCTGGTTCAAGTTTAGATCTACTAGCAGAACCGGCAACATTTAATGTAGTTAGAAACGGATCAGTATATGAAGTTACAGTTAATGATCCTGGAGTAGGCTATCGTGCAGGTGATAATATTACACTTTCTGGAACGCTATTTAACGAACTTTCACCAGAAAATGATATTGTTATTACAGTACAGTCTGTAACTGATGATAGTACAAATAGTATAGATGAATTTACGTTTACAGGATCTCCAGGATTGCCTAGGTTTGTTGCTTTAGCGCAGCCTAACTTTGCATATTGGGGCGAAGACGGACAAAGCTGGAACGAAATTACGTTACCGTTTGTAGGAAATTGGACTAAAGTAATTTCCGGAATGAATAGATTTGTTGCTATTCCTAGAAATCAAAATAGAATTGCATACTCTGCAACAGGTGAAGAATGGGTATCAAGAAGTTTGCCATTAAGTGCTTCTTGGTCAGACGGTGTATATGCAGATGGAAAGTTTGTTATTGTATCTAGTAACTCTGACGATGTAGTTTATAGCGAAGACGGTTTAACATGGAACGACACTCAGATACCTGAAGATACTGTAGGCGATAGTACTATTGCATCTTGGGCAGGAGTAACATATTCCTTTGGTAAATTTGTAGCAGTTTCGAACAATGATAGAAGTGTTGCTATTTCAGAAGACGGGATAACATGGGAACGACTAGATAATGCACTTCCAGATATTGGGCAAGATTATGACTTTATTGGTCTAGAATCAGGAAATAACAGGATTATCGGATTGTCGTCAGATGGTATTATAGTTTATTCTTTAGATGGAGAAACATGGTATCAAGGAACAACTATTCCGACTATAGATGAGGACAGAGGACCAGATACTGGAATTGTAACTCTGTCGTTTACATTTAGTCAATTTAAGTTTTCTCAAGGTGTGTTCTTTGCAATATCAAACACTGATAACGAAAATACACCTGTTAGTAGATGTATTACTACAGAAGATGGATTAAAGTTATATGAAAGAAATCTCAGCACAAGCCAGCGTTGGACTGCATTAACTTTTGCTACTATTAATGAAATTCCAACTTGGATTGCACTAGCTGATGATCAAACTAGTCAGGCAGTAGAACATATAGTTACTGGCGCACAAGCTAAACTTAGAGCTGATGTGTTCCAAGGAAAATTCCAAACTGTTAAAATTTGGGATCCAGGTAGTGGATATGTAGGAACACCACCAGTAGTAACAGTTACGGATAATCAGTTTATTTCGGAGGTTGAAATAGATTTACGATTAAGTAACGGAGTCTTAGCTCAACCTAATTTTGTAAATAGAGGTACAGGTTATAGAACAAGTACATCAGAAATTACAATCTCAGGTGACGGATATGCTGATATTATTCCGGAAGGAAACACCCTTACTATTTCAGGTTGTGTTACTGTTCCAGGTGTTGGTGTGCAAATTAGGATTGCTGGTATAGAAGACTTGAACACTCAAGATCCAGATGATCTGTTGTTGTTTGCAGGTGTTGCTGTAGAAGATTTAGGTGATGACGGTTCAGGACAACAAACAAGACTAGTACGATTTACAATCAGTCCGTCATTAGATAACGAATACAATCTAGAACACGGAACACAAGTTTTCTTAAGAGAACGTTATTCGCAATGTCGAATCTCAGGACACGATTTCCTAGATATCGGAACTGGTAACTTTGAAGAAACTAATTATCCGGAAATATACGCAGACGGAAATTACTTCCTTGCTGCTCCGGAAAACGAAGTGCTTGAAACTAATGGCGGACGAGTATTCTATGTAAGTTCAGACCAAGATGGTAACTTTAGAACAGGCGAATTGTTTAGTGTACAACAGGCGACTGGTATCGTTACAATTAGCGCAGAGTTCTTTGAATTAGATGGTCTTTCAGAATTATCATTAGGTGGTGTAAGACTTGGTGGTTCAGGAGCAGTAGTTAGAGAATTCTCAACTGATCCTACAATGAGTGAAGACACTAACAACGTAGTACCTACACAAAGAGCTATTGCAACATTCCTTGCAGATAGACTATCGGTTGGCGGCGAAAACTTAGAAACAAACGATATTAGAGCAGGATTTGTACAAGTAGGTAGCGAAGAAAACAGAATTGAACATTCAGCAGACAGGAACATTGTAATTCCTGTAGATGTAGTGTTCGACGGCGAAGACGAATTTGGAAAGAAAACAAATGTTAGCGGAACAATAATATCACAAATGTTGTATTTTAGGAGCATCAATGATACCATACAATAAACCAACATCAAATTTAAAGATAAATACTTTAACGGAGTTAAAACAAAATGGCAGAATTTAAATTAGGACGAATTAGATTTGTTTGGAAGGGAGATTGGGCTTCCGACTTTACATACTACAAAGACGATGTTATCTCTTTTGGTGGCAAAGTATACATTTGTGTATTAGGACATTCTAGTTCAGCAGATTTCTTTACAGATCTAGACATTATTCCATCTAAATGGAATCTAGTATCAGACGGTCAATCTTGGAAGGGAGATTGGCAACCGCAAACATCATACATTTACGATGACATTGTTAAGTATGGTGCAAGACTTTATATATGTAAAACAAATCATACATCTGCTGAAGATTCAACAGTTTTTATCGAAAATGATTTAGGTTTTTGGGATATTTTTGCAGAAGGGTTAGACTGGAAAGGAAACTGGTCTACAGAAACAAATTACAAACTAAATGACTTTGTTAAGTATGGCGGAAGCACTTATGTATGTATAGAAACTCATATATCTTCTGCTACCGAAGCTGACGGCCTTGAAGTTGATCTTGATAAGTGGCAAGCATTTAATAACGGATTTGATTATAAATCTTCATGGGCACCATTTGTTAGATATAAACTAAATGATGTAGTTAGATATGGTGCTGGTCTTTGGATTAACGTTGTTGCACATACATCGACTACAAACTTTGCTGATAATTCCGATAAGTTTGAAAAGTTTGTCGATGGCTTCCAATACGAAAATGAATGGGAAGTTCAAGTACAATATCAACCAGGTGATGTTGTGCAATACGGCGGCAACCAATATATTTCAAAGACAGATAACACTGCTATTAAACCAATTGACTCAACAACAGATTGGGATATTTTCTCAGAAGGTTTACGTTTCTTAGGTGACTGGAATGAAGATAGCTCAAACTTCGAATATCTTGTAGGTGATGTTGTTAGATTGGGCGGATTTACTTATCGCTGTATCTTAGATAACCAAAATCAACAACCACCGAATGCAACTTACTGGTCTAGATTAAATAGTGGGTTTGAATGGCGCGGAGAATGGATAGACGATCAGGAATATGTTGAAGGAGATGTTGTTCGTTTCGGTGATAACTCTTACGTATGTATTAAAGCACACATTTCAGAAGGAGACGACTATTCATCACTAAGCACCGGCGCAGAAGGTTCGCGTCCTGACTCAGCAGACAGCGGTCAGTACTGGAGTATTCTTGCAGTAGGCACAGAACAAAGTGTTCTAACTACTACAGGCGATATGGTATACTATAGTGGTAGCGCACCAACAAGATTACCAATTGGTCGAGATGGTCAAGTACTAACAGCAAATGCAGATAGTTTACCAGAATGGACTTTCTTAGGCGCAGTTGAAGACGTTTATTATGTTGCAGAACACGGTAAAGATCAGCCTGCGCCAGAATATGGACAAACTATTGACCGTCCATGGAAAAGTATCAGATATGCAACAGAGCAAGTAGAAAACGGTGCTAAAAATCCTGATGCAAGAACATTATTAGAACTTAACAGAAAATTTATTCAACGAGAAATTGTTGAATGGACAGACTTTCAGATTGCAGAAAACAACACTCCGTTTACTTCTAGTTTCGAATACAATAGTGCAAAGTGCGAACGAGATATGGGATATATTGTTGATGCACTTATATGGGACATTACTCACGGCGGAAACGTTCGTACTAGAGAAGCAGCATTAAAGTATGTAAATGAAGCATCTAACTTCTACACCCTAGGACAAGAAGCAGAAACAGTTGCTTCTATTAACTACGGTTTAACAGTTATTGAAGCAGTACTAAACCAAACTGCTCCATCGGTAAATTACCAAGCAACTAATGGAGATAACTCAACTGCTATAGTTGATCAGTACTTTGATAGTGCATTGCGTATAGAAGATAGTGTATATCCAGAAATACAATCTCTGGTAAAAATTATTACTGATGCAATTACTGCAGGTAACGATGCTAATATCCCAGCAAGATTAATAAGAAACACTCTTATTAAAGTTTCAACAGGTAGATACTATGAAACGTTACCGATTATAGTTCCTGCAGAATGTTGTATTCTAGGTGATGAACTTAGATCGACTAATGTATCACCTAGAAAAGCATCTAACAGCACACTTACACCTAAACAAGACTTTAAATATAGCTCTGCTGCATTAGAACGTTTAGAAGAAATTGTAGGTGATATTGTTACAGGCGCAGAAGTTATACCTACTGTAGGAAACACAGAAATCCAATCAAGAGAATGGCCTTATGCTGAAACTGATTGGGTTGCTCCGCAAGTAACAAAACTAGCAAGAAATATTAGAAAAAGAATTGATATTGGCTTAGGTGAAAAACGAGATAGAATCCTTAAAGAAACCCATGAAATGGGCTCTAGACGAGAGTATGGAGTAGCACGTGATTTAAATCTTTTAAACAAAGACTTTATCAAAGAAGAGATTATTGCATTCATTGCAGATCAGTATCCGACTATAAAGTATTCAAAAACTAAATGTAGACAAGATGTAGGATTTATTATTGATTCGGTTGTTTATGATTTAATATACGGCGGAAACTGGCAAAGTATTAATGCCGGACTAGCATACTTTAATGGAACTAATGGAGTTCTACAAATTGCAGCATCTGAAAAAGCAGCAACTCTTGCAGCATATACTAGACTGCGCGAATTAATGCAAACAGTTGCACGTAACATTGTAGTCACTCCAACATACCAAACTACTGTATCGCAATACACTGGGTTTGAAGGAGCATCAATAACAGTATCTAACACTATTGACGATCTATTTGATGCTATTGATACTATTATTGATCAAGGACCAGATAATGCACCTGCAACAGTATTCCCGACTACTGCTGGAGTATCTTCAACTTTAGTAACAGAAAGTACAAATATTGATAATATTAAGTCAACAGTACAAGAACTAACTATTGACTTTATTAATGCTAACTTCGGTAGCTTTAAGTATAACAGTGCTAAGTGTCGTAGAGACTTAACTAATATTATTACTGATTTGGCGTTTGACGTTGCATTAGGGACTAACTACAATGCTACATTTAACGGTATTGCTTATCAGCGTCCTAACAATGCGTACAACTTAGAAGTTCAACGTGTTGAAACAGTTGGTGCTATTCGCCGTGCAAGAGATTTATTATCAGTAGAATTAGGTGACGGAAATTCAAATGACAGATTAAGAGCCGGATTTGATGAAATTGTTAATATTATCAACGACGGAACACTCGGCGAAGCAATGCCAGGAGACGGAGTTGTAGATGCACTAGTACTTCCAACACCTGCAGGCGTTGATCAAAATAGACTAGATGCTAAAAATAACTTGCAAGCAAACATAGAGTTTATGAAAGCTGATGTTATTGCTTACATTACACAAAACTACGGCGGATTAACATACGATAGTGCAAAATGTGCAAGAGATGTTGAATATATTGTAAACGCACAGAGTTATGATATTCTATACGGTGGCACAATGGCAACTACTAGAATTGCAGAATCCTACTTTGTCAATGGAACAATTCAAGTAGAAGGCCAAACTGTTGAAACAGCAGCGGCCTACAACCACTTAGCATCAATTATGGCTCAAATTGTACAAGAGTCTAGTGTAACTGCTCAACCAGGAAATACTGAATTACAAACTACATTAGGATCTCCTGCAAGTGCTACAGAAGCAGCAGAAGTACAAGCTAATGTAGAATTAATTAGTGATGTAATTGATGGTACAACTACTCTTGCAGCAGTACAAGCAGCAAGAACGTTCCCGAGTGTTACATGGGCAGATGCAGAATTCCAAACTGCAAAATCAGACATTGACACTGCAAGACCACAAGTTATACTTGATACAATTCAGTATATTACTGATACTTACAATGACTTTAACTACAATCATGCAAAATGTTCAAGAGACTTAGGGTTAATTATTGATGCAGCACGTTACGATTGGATGCTCGGATCTAACTTTGCAAGTATGCAAGCAGCTTATAGCTATTTAAGACAACCTAGCTCAAAAGTTGTTGGCGATCAAAAAACAGCAACTATTGCTGCTAATGAATTTGCAAGACAGTATATTCTAAACAATAATATTATTACCGATTCTACGGCAATTGCAGGATTAAACAATACCTGGGAATGGATTGACGATACAATCTTTGCAGGATCTGCAGAAGGCGGCAATAATCAAGTTGATGATGAAGAAGTTTACAACGCTGTTAGACAACTCGAATTAAACAAAGAGTTTATTGTAAAAGAATTAACATCGCATGTAAACAACAAGTTCAGAGACACTGTTGTTAGAACTGAAGATAGTTCTGCAAACATTATTAATATCACAGATACTAGTTGGTTAGAAATAAACATGCCAATTAGATTTGTAAATCCAGAAGATTCTACTAATGCAGTAGCAAACGCAGGTTTAGATATTGAAAACGTGTATTATGTAACTGAAATTACAGGACCGACTAGCTTTACTTGTAGTTTAACACCTGGAGGATTTCCTCCTGTGCTTACTGTACATGAAGAAGAGTTCTTTGTTGAAACAACATACGAATATAACGAAGATATTTGTGCTCGAGACATTAGAACATACATTGATGCAATAAAATGGGATCTAGTATGGCCGCAAGAATGGAAGCGCGAATATACTGATGGTGTTACACTGTACAGACCAGGTTGCTACAAAACTAGATTAGCAGCACGTTACTATGTTAACAGTGTAATCGGATCACAAGAAGAAGACATGTACTACTTACGTAACGGTACAGGGTTGCGTCTACAAACTGTAGAAGGACTACAGGGTGACTTAACAGCAGAAAACGAATTTGGAACAAGTCGTGTTACAGCAGGTGCGTATGCGTCACTTGATCCAGGTTGGGGACCAGATGATCAGCGTGTTTGGATCACTGCACGTTCACCATATGTACAAAACTTAACTACATTTGGATATGCTGCTACTGGTCAAAGAATTGACGGTGCTCTACACAACGGCGGTAACGATTCGATTGTATCAAACGACTTTACACAGGTTATTAGTGACGGTATTGGCGCACATATTCTTAACAATGGTAGAGCAGAACTTGTATCTGTATTCACATATTACTCGTATATTGGCTACTTAGCTGAAACCGGCGGACGCATTCGTGCTACAAACGGTAACAACTCATACGGAACATATGGTTCTGTAGCAGAAGGTGTTGACCCAGACGAAACTCCAGTAACAGCAATAGTTGATAACAGTACACAATATAATGCTACTATAGGACTAGTTAATACAAACAACGATCAGTTATTAAATCTAGAATTTAATCATGCTGGTAACAACTACACAGAAGCATTGATTGAAATATTTGGACCAGGCGACAATGAAGAAATTGTTACAGACGAATTCCGTGATGACAGCGTTTTCCAAGCTAGAGTTCTTGATTCAGGCGACGAAAACATTCAAACAGGCGGTAAAGGTTATGTAATTGTATCTAACACTGCGCAAGCTGGTGATGCATCAAGTATTACTCTTGCAGCAACAGACGGTAACCTAAGCAGTGCATACCCTGGCATGAAAATACTAATTACTGGTGGCGCAGGTATTGGCCAATATGCAATTGTTGATACTTACAATGCAGGTACTAAAGTTGCAACAGTTGTTAAAGAAAGTGACAGAACTGCTGGTTGGGATCACATGGTTCCTGGAACACCTATTGTTAATCCTAACTCAACTTCAACGTATGAGATAGAACCTGCAATTTCTATTGCACCACCGATTCGTACTAGTGTAACATCTAATAGTATTCCATCAGGCGATTATAGTGCAATACACTACGTTGAAACATCTGCACAATATACTAATGTTGCTACATTAACAGAATCAGATGGTAGAAATGTTACTTTTGATGTTACAAGAAACGGAAGTAAGTACTACTTAACGCTTAATGCAGCAGGCTCTGGTTATTCAAGACTTGATACTGTAACTATTCTTGGCACTAGTGTCGGCGGTGCAACTCCTTTAAACGATATTACAGTAACATTAACATCGATTAATCCTGTTAACGGATCAGTAGTTGACTTTGACTTTAACGGTATTGGTCAAAAAGGTGTATTTGTTGCACTTGAAAATAGTAATACTGGAGGAGCATACAGTGTAGACGGTAACACTTGGGTAGATAATAGTCTACCTGATGCCGGAGCAACAAATGTATGGTCAAATCTTGCTTCTGGACTTGTTGACGACGGATCTAGTACATTTAAACAGAGTGCTGTAGTTGCAGTATCGCAAGGCGGCCCAGCAGCTTACTCGCAAGACGGTATCAACTGGACAAGTGTTGCACTCCCAGGTACATTTGCAACTGCTGGAGCAACAGCAATTGCGTTCGGACAAATTACTGTAAATACAGGTAGATTTGTTGCTATTAGTGCAAATGACAGTGACGTTGTTTACTCCGACAACGGCGGCCAAAGTTGGCAAAGTGTTGCAAGTCCATTAACTGGTACTAACTATACTGCATTAACTTACGGTAAAGGATTGTTTGTTGCATTAAGAGCAAATACAAACGATACTATGTATTCGGAAGATGGTATTATTTGGTCCGGCGGTGTTGGCTTACCAAATAGTAGTTGGGTTGACATCCAATTTGGTAATGGCAGATTTGTTGCAATAGCCGAAACTGGTGTAGCAGCGTATAGCTTAGACGGAAAAACTTGGGTTCAAAGCGATTTACCAGGAATTACATCTTATGCTCGAATTGCATACGGACAAGGTGTATTTGTTGTATCTTCAAATGCTGCTGGCACAGCTCCGATATACTCTGAAGATGGTATTAATTGGTCAAACGATATTAGTTTTGGAGGATTTACTGGCTCAGGAACAAAATCGATTGCGTTCGGTAATCCAAACAGAGTAGGTAAATTTATAATTACAAGCAACGGCGCAAGTACCGAAATTGCTGAGTTAAGAATTGGTGCAAGAGCTAAAGCTCGTGCAAGTGTTGCAAACGAGCAAATATTTGCTATTAGAATGCTAGAGCCAGGAAGCGGTTATGTTGCAGGTGAAAGAAAACTTGAAGCAGGCACTAACTATACAGAAGTTGGTACTGCTACTGCAACATCATTTGTTTTAGATTTTACTGATCCATCACTAGTTGAAGAAATAACTTCGTTAGCAGTTGGAACGAATGTTCAATATCTTGTTGCAGGCGGCGGCTATGGTACAGGTGATGTTGTATCTATTACGTCAAATGGATTGAGAGTAACTGTTACATTAACTAATATTGTTGACTTTGCTCCTAATAGCGGTGCTGGCATTGACGAAGTTATATACGATATAAGTGCAGAACCTGCAATAGCAGTAACTGACCCGAACAACATTGACGATGTTGTACTACAAACAAGAGTAGGTAAAGGTGCGTTAGCAAATCCAACATTTGTAAGTCGAGGCGATGGATTTATTTCAGCAACAGCAGAAATAAATGCTAATGAATCAAACGGTGAAGCAAACTTCTTACAAGACGGTAGCTTTATAGCTGTACGTAGATTAAGTGAAAGACCGGTAAGTGGTTCAAACATTGAGTTTGGTAACTTGCCAGGAAGATTCTTTAAGCTAGTTAATACTGTTAGTTTCATCGGACAAAATGACGGATCGTACACTGCATTCTTACAGATATCTCCGTCAATGCCGTTAGAAGACGTTCTACCTGACGGTGATGATGTAACAATGCGTATTAGATTCTCTCAAGTACGTCTAACAGGTCATGACTTCTTAGATATCGGCACTGGCAACTTTGACGATACTAATTATCCAAATGACGTATATGGAGAGCCAGTAAATGCACCAAACCAAGCAAATGAAACATACGGTGCAGACGGCGGACGAGTGTTCTTTACTGCTACTGACCAAGACGGTAACTTTAGAGTTGGTGACTTGTTTAGTATTGAACAAGCAACTGGTGTTGCAACACTTGATGCAGAAGCATTTAATATTGCAGGTCTACAAGAACTTACACTAGGTGAAGTTACACTAGGCGGTAACTCAGCAAGTATTTCAGAGTTTAGTACAGACCCGTTCTTTACTGCAAACAGTGACAGTGTTGTTCCGACACAGCGAGCAGTAAAGGCTTATATTGAAGCACAAATTGGTGGCGGTGGTGCGTCACTTAACGTTAACAGTGTAACCGCAGGTGACATCTTCATCGGCGGCAATCAGATAACTACTGTTAGCGGAGAACCGATAACTATTAAAGCAAACGTGGTGTTCGAAGGAACTGTATTAGGATTACCGCTTGCATACAACTATTTCTTAAGATAAGGGGAAACATAAATGGCTAATGGAATATTAGGAAAAGCAGCATTACTAGCAACAACTGACACTACTTTGTACACAGTTCCTGCTGATACATTTTCTGTTGTAACAGTTAATGTTGTAAACAGAAGCACACAGGCAAGATCTGTTAGGATAGCTTTAGCTGATGCTGCTACACCGCTTGCAGAAGAATATGTCGAATACGATGTAGAAATAACTGCTAACGGTGCTATTGAAAGAGGAGGCATTGTAATCGGTGCTGGAACAAACGTAGTAGTATACGCTAACAGTACAGAAGTTACAGCAATGGTCTACGGCATTGAAACATCAACAGTTTAAGGTTAAAGGAATTTAATTATGCGCAGAATTACATCAGGCATACAAGGTGGTCCTATTTTAGGTACTTTTAGTGCCACTGACAATAATTTAAAGACACTAGAACCAGATTCTGACATTGTCTTAGATCCAAACGGTAACGGAGAAATTAAAGCTACATCTCATTTACAAATGAACAGCGCCGGTGAAATAAAATTTGCCGACGCTGATTCAACTAACTATGTTTCTTTAAAGGCACCGGCTACGTTAAACAGTAACTACGTTTACACTCTACCGAGCACTGGTCCAACAAATGGACATATATTACAAACAGACGGCAGCGGTAATTTAAGCTGGACTGACACTAATTTTGAAATAGCAGATCAGCAAGCCGATTCGTCGACTTATAATGTCACAATTACTACTGCGTCTTCTGGTAATGTAACTGGATTAAATACTAGTAGCGGAAAGCTAACCTTCCAACCTAGTACTGGTACGCTTACTACATCAACAGTAAATGCAGGTTCGTCGACTATAACTGGCACATTAAATGCAGGTACTATTAACGAAACATCAAGTGCTATATTAAAAGAAAACATTACTACTATTAATGATGCATTAAGTAAAGTATTAATGTTTGAAGGTGTTAATTATACCAGGAAAGCTACTGGCGGATATGAAGCAGGACTAATTGCTGAAGAAGTTGAAAAAATTGCTCCTGAACTAGTAAGTAGAGAAGGTGAGTATGCTGCAATTAATTATACTCGAATAACTGCTTACTTAGTAGAAGCTGTAAAAGAATTATCAAAACAAATTGATAACCTAACAGGAAAGTAACGAATGGCAACGCTTAAAAATACAACAATAAAAGGAACCGAGTCGTTAAAATTGCCGTCTGGTACTACTGCCCAACGACCGACCAATCCTACTGACGGTGAAACACGGTTTAATACTGACACTAGAAAAGTAGAATATTATCTTAATGGTTCGTGGTATGCAATTGATAGATATGTACAAGGTACAGCTACAGGAACTACCTTCCCTACATATACTGCACAAACATCAGATAACGATATACCTTATACAGTGCATACCTGGACAGGAACTGGATCATTTGAAGTGTTGTATGGCGGAGTTGTAGAATACATGTTAATCGGCGGCGGCGGTGGCGGCGGCGAAGGTAGTATTTACGATGATGGTCCAGGAGGCGGCGCTGGCGGCATGTTAATTGGAACTACTCAAGTAAAGTCTAGGACGTATACTATTCAAGTAGGTGGCGGTGGCGCCGGTAGTAGTGGCGGATCAGGCGGCAAAGGTGGCGACACGGTAGCGTTTGATTTAACAGCATTTGGTGGTGGTGGCGGCGCAGGTCACCGACGTGATGCGCCTTACTATAATAGTGGTAACGGTGTAATAGGCTCAGGCGGCGGCGCCGCAGGTGCATACGCAACTACCGATGGTAATACCGACGGTATTACGCAAGGCGGACAAGGAACACCTGGACAAGGCTTTGACGGCGGCTCAAATAATTATCGAAACTACTTAGGTGCAGGCGGTGGCGGTGCAGGCGCACCAGGTACTGGTAGACATGGTGACGGTAATGCCGGCGCAGGCGGTCGTGGTAGAATGAGTACTATTACAGGATATCCTGTTTGGTACGCCGGCGGCGGCTCAGGATACGGCTATAATAGTATAAGAAGCGGCGGCTTAGGCGGTGGCGGTACTGGGTCGTTCAGTGGTAGATCTGATGCATATCCAGGAGCAGACAACTCCGGTGGCGGAGGTGGCGGCGGAACTAGCGACCAAGGCGATGGAAGAAGATCTAAAATTGGCGGCAGAGGCATAGTTGTTGTTAGATATATAGATCCATCTGCGGCTTCAGGACGTCCTGATATTCTTCGAGAGAATAATAGTACTAGAATTCTCACACTTAATGAAGGATTAGTATTTGAATTAGATGCTGCTGACCCAGGAAGTTATAACTATGGTAAAGCACCTAGAACTTGGTTAGATAGATATAATAATGTAGACATAACACTTGACGGAACTGGTCTTGATATATACTCAACTGCAAATGGCGGAGCAATAAAGTTTAGCACAAGCACTTATGTTTCACAAGGATGGCCGGCAGCACTTGATGTTGATGACAACGTAACACGTAGAGCATGGGAAGTGTGGGCAAAACCTAGAACAGCACAAACTACTGCCGGAATATTCGGACATAAGGTTAGTTCAGGATGTAGTTACTATTGTAACGGTGGAATATTTATATGGAACGGAAAATGGGCATTCAACTGGTATGATAACTCTAGTTATAGATTCTTAGACAGTGGAGTAACAGCAACAGCTGACGAATGGGCACATGTAGTATGTGGCTTCGACAAAGATCGTCTTCCAAGAATATATGTTAACGGTGTTTTACGTGCTACATACGGAAGCGTAACTAACATGAACTACTCTAATGGTATGGATGTAGTTAATATTGGATACAACGACAAAGATGGCGGAAACAGCTATTTTGATGGCGATATTGCAATATGTAGATTTTATAAAGGATCAGCACTACGTGAAATTGGCGCACAACGAAACTTTGAAGCACACAGAGGGAGATTTGGACTGTAATGGCAACTCTTAAAAATACAACCATTAATGATACAGGGTTTATAGATTTACCCTCCGGAACTACTGCTCAGAGGCCTACTAGTCCTTCGGCAGGCGAAATGAGATATAACACAGAATACAATGTTGTTGAATATTATAATGGAACTTCGTGGATAGCAGAAGATGGACTTGTGAGAGCAACAGGTACAGGTTATACTGACGAAAGTCGTGGTAATCATACTATTTTCACATATTTAGGAAGTGGTAATATTAATATTATTCACGGCGGAACTGTCGAAGTATTAGTAGTTGCAGGAGGCGGCGCCGGAGGCTATTATGTCGGCGGCGGTGGTGGTGCCGGAGGCTATATTGAGCAAGCATTAGAAGTAAACAGCGGAACATATCAAGTTCTTGTAGGACCCGGAGGCGCTGGTACACCTAATAGACCTGCTGCGGCTGTAAACAACGGAACAGACAGTTCTGTATTTGGTTTAACTGCTATCGGTGGCGGTGGCGGTGGAAGCTACAACGGATACCGAGGTAACCCAGGCGGCTCAGCAGGCGGACAAGGCGGACCACATACTGGTGATACACAACAACGTCAACTTGCAGAGCCGGGACAAGGCAACGACGGCGGCGTGTTTATAAATCTTAGATCAGGCACTCCTACAACTGGATCAGGAGGCGGCGGCGCTGGCTATCCTGGAGACGATGCAGTTAACGGCGGAAGTACAACACCTGCACACGGCGGCGCTGGTAGAAGAAGTTGGGTTTGCCCATTCGGATACTGGTATGCTGGCGGTGGCGGTGGCGGCAACTATAATAGTAGTACAGCTGGCTCAGGCGGCGACGGCGGCATCGGCGGTGGCGGCGGTGGTGGCCATTCGTCAAACAACATTAACTCATTAAACGGATTTGGCGGCCCGGGCGGATTTAGCCGAAGTCCAGGTGGAAATGGCACTACTGCTGACCCAGGCGACGGCGGTGCAGGCGGAGCAAACACCGGTGGAGGCGGAGGTGGCGCTGGTCACTACTCTAATGGTGATAACGCAACAGGCGGCTCAGGTATTGTAATAGTTAGATGGTATAATGAGAGAATAAGAAATGGCTGATTTAAATAAGACAAGTATAAACGATTCGGGCTTTATTAAACAGCCTGTCGGAACTCAAGGTCAGAGAATTAATGCTCAGGCTGGTCAAATGCGTATAAATTCTACAAAAAATGTATTTGAATGGAATAATTCAATAGGTTGGAAGGCTCGCAGTGACTGGGTAATTAATGATAATTATCGAGATGCTCCGCCTTACACTCCTCATGTGTTAATTCAAGTTGAGTCTCAAGGTCTCAACAATCTAACAGGCGCAGGACGAAGACAATTTATACAAATAGACGGAACCACAGTTGTAAGTGCTAACTCACCTAGATCGTATCGTATGACTAAATTAAGGAAAGACGCAAACGGATTTTGGACATTTGTTGATACAAACGGATACGATGTGTACGGACTAACTTCGGAAGCTAATAACGCAAAAGCATACCTTGAAACTTTCCAAGAAGGCGAAATGCTTATACTAAATACTTACGACGAACCAAATAGAAATTCTAGTGTGTTTGCAGATGTATTGCAAAATAAATTTGGTAGTAAAATTGAAGCATTTAGATCGTCTGGACAACTATCCAGTCGAGACAGTCGTTTATTAGTTAGCATTTGTGGTAGTAAAATACCATTATTTGAACAAATCAAACCTAGTCCACAGCCTGGTATAACTATGAGTATGTGGATACCATAAGGGGAAATATAAAACATGTCGTTAAATTTTAGAATAACAAGTAACGCTGGTCTAGGACTCACACCAGACTTTCCGGCTAAAAGAGCTAAGGATATCAGAGATGCTAACAAGAAAAGTGGGATATATTGGATACAGCCATCGGGCTCATCATCACCACTAGAAGTGTATTGCGATATGGAAACAGATGGCGGCGGCTGGATGTGTGCATTTACGTGTTTTCCTAGATTAAGTAGTTGCTATGTTGCTGATGCAGTTGGAGGGATACCTACGCCGTTTGACGCAACTCAAAATAAATTTGCAGATAGTGTTATACAAAACATGCTTAATGATGGTGAAAAAACTACTAGAAGCTTTTGGTGGCAACGTTCGGTAGGGTTCTCTAATAGCGTATTTTCCGATGGAAATATAACTACTCGCGGCGCACAGTGGAACGAGTTTGACGATCCGTTTGCTTGGGGATCAAACTTTTCATCAGCTGGTGCTACCTTTAGACGTAAGTGGGGAACAAACGGTGGCTGGTCCGGAACATATACTAGTGCAGGACGAGGATGTTCTGGCGCTGTAGGCGGCTGGTCAAACTATTACGAACAAAGTTGTGTGCAATCTTGGTATGCGGGTTGCGAAGGTGGTCCGGCAATTAACCACAGATGCGCAGGTAGTATTCAAGATAGAGCAGAAAAGATTGTAATTTGGGTGAGATAATATGCAAAATGAATTAGTAATGGTATATGCAGACGGACAGTGGGAAGATATTTACAATGTTGCTTCATCTATAAACTTTGATCTAAGCTCAGACGAAGCTGCATTAAATTACGTTAAAATTAAATACAATAAGAGATTTAAAGGATGCACATACGAAATTGTTAATAATGAATTGTATGCAATATGTCCTGATGATCTTGATCTACCTACAGTTAATACTGGTACAGTTTTAAAACCCGAGGCGAATTAAATGGCACATTTTGCAAGAATAGATGAAAACAACGTTGTAATACAAGTTATTGTAATTGATAACAAATCGCTAGGAGATTTAGAATTTCCAGATAGCGAATATGCTGGACAAAAATACATAAAAAATGTTATTGGTCTTCCAGGTACGTGGATGCAAACTAGCTACAATAGAAATTTTAGAAAAAACTTTGCAGGAAGGGGTTCAGTTTACGATAAAGGCAGGGATGCATTCATTCAACCAAAACCTTACGATAGTTGGAAGTTAGATGAAGAAACTTGTAAATGGGAACCGCCAACTCCTATGCCAAGTAGAGACGCACTTTACGATTGGGACGAAGAAACTCAGCAATGGATAGAATTTGAAGATTACGATGTTGAATAAATTGTTTGTTAAAAAAGAAGTAGCACAAGAACGATATAATATGTGCAAAGAGTGCGATAAATTTATTAAATTAACAGCACAATGTAAAGAGTGCGGATGCTTCATGAAAGCAAAAGTAAAATTAAAAGAGTCACACTGTCCGTTGGCAAAGTGGACATTTGAACAATCTGAGGGTTAATAGATGACAAGTTCTGCTTCGCCAGTAGTAAATAGAATAAGAATTATTCCTAGAACAGATGATTTCTTAGACAGAAATGTAGGTTCAAGTGGTGAAATTTTCTTTAATAAAAACACAGGAAGTTTACGTTTATATGACGGAAACACTCAAGGCGGTAGCGAACTTGCTCGTGCAGATTTAACAAATGTTAACACTGCTATATTTGCAAACGCAGATCTATCAAACGTTGATTTGACTAGTTATGCAACAGTTGAATCTCTAAGTGCATTTGCTCAAGCTGATTTATCAAACGTAACAGACGAAGAATTTTTATTAAAAGCAGAATCGAGTGGATTTACAGGCGGCGCAAGTGTTGATATAGGAATTAATCCACCGACTGAACCAGAGCAAGGTAATATTTGGTTTAATTCCAATAACGGTAAATTATACGTATATGTAACTGATGATAATTCTAGTCAATGGGTTCAGCCTAGTATTCCTATACCTAGTTTGTTTTCTAGTGTTGCAGTAAGTGACTCTAGTATAATTACTGCATCTGGAATAGATTCGTTAACACTTCTAGAAGGTTCAGGAATACAGATTATAGCAGACCCTGAAACAAATACTATTACTTTTTCTGCTCAGACAGGGTTTAGCGGCGATTATAACGATTTAACTAATAAACCGACTAGTTTCGATCAACTAACTGTTACAGCTTCGGCATTGAATAATGCTTTAGAAGTTGTTAACAACGATACTAGTACAATAGTTGCTTCTATAAATTCGAACGGGTTACTAACATTGCCGTCCTTGATAGCAACAGATGCTAGTTATTTGTCTAGAACTTATGAATATGCTCATAACATTGATAGTGCATCAAGTTCAGTTACATTTAATACTGACAGTACACAAACTGAAAGTGTATTTTATCTAACAAACATTACAGGAAACTTTGTTGCAAATTTTGCTAATGTTGACGTTACTGGTACAAAAACAATTTCGTATGCGATTATTTTAGATCAAGGAGCAACTCCTTATATGATTTCAAATTTACAAGTAAACGGATCTAATCAACAAGTAAAATGGCAAGGCGGAACTGGCATACCTGCAGGAACAGCAAATCAAATTAATGTTCTTAGCGTAACTATCTTAATTTTTAACGATGCAGTAGAACAAGTTATTGCAAGTTTAACTTCATATGCTTAATAGGATTATACAATGGCTATAAACTTTCCAAATTCACCGACAATAGACGATACATATACTCTTGACACAACAACTTGGAAATGGGATGGTGTTTCCTGGAATGTTATAGCTGCTACAGCTGACACAGGGACTATTAGTATTCCAACAGACATTAGTGATCTGTCAGACAACCAAGAGTTAATACCTAACGATGTCAGTGAATTAACTGACACAACAAATATTATTCCAACATCTTTGTTAGATTTAAATATAACAGACGGAACATCTGGCCAGGTACTAACAACAAACGGCGATGGTATATTTGCCTTTGCTTCTGTTTCTGGAGGATCAGAAGGCGGCGCACTACAAAACTTATTTGCTACAATAAACGCTGATAACGGAACAACTACTGCTGATAATACAATTGATTCTTTAACTATATCGGGCGGCACAGGAATAACAACTAGCATAATTGGAGATACTGTGTCGATTAGTTATTCTGGTCCAGAAGTTAACAGTAGTGGAGACTTAACAGATTTTCAAAATGCAAGTTTAACTATTGATAAGATTTATGAACCTGCTTATGTAATGCTTAGAGTTGATAATGTAGGAACAAGTTCCTACACATTTGCTCCGCATTATAGTGGGAATAATCCTACAATTTATTTAATCAGTGGCATGACAGTAGCCTTTGATTTAGATGCAATTCCTGGCCATCCGTTCGAAATACAAGATAGTTTAGGAGATCCTTACAACGAAGGATTAGTACATGTTTCATCGTCGGGTATAGTTTCGACAGGTGCAAATGCACAAGGAAAAGACAGCGGAACTTTGTATTGGAGAATTCCAGAAACAACAGCAAGTCCGCCGAACTTTAGATATCAGTGTCAAGTACACGCTAGTATGGTAGGTCCGATAACAATCAAAGATTTAAGTGCGCTTTGATTGTGATATTAATTTTTTAAGTTTATTTCTTAAAGAACATAGCGTATTAACATTCTCTCTCACGAACTGAGGGTTTAGAAACCCGCCGTTATAGCTGCTATGACCTCTTTTGATTATATCCATTTGTTGTTTTATTTGTTCAAGAATATCATTACATAACTTTTTACCTTTTTCGGATTTTAAGTTATTAATTTCAAATTCGAACATTTTTATGTCTCTCTCGTAATTAGGAATTTTTAAATCATTTAAAGACATTGTTAATTACCTATATTTTCTGCTGGAATAATGACACGGATGTCGTCTTCAACAGTTGTAGTAGACGTTTCGGATAAAGATCCGTTGCTTGCAACACATTCATAACTAATTGGCATTTTTTTAGGAGCATGGAAAGTTGATCCTTCGGCACAATCTTGTTGATAAATTTTGCCATCTTTTGTATCTATCCATCTAAACCTAAAATTTCCAGAATTTACAAACCAAGATCTATCAGTTAAATCTCTGTAGTGCATTGATGTTTTTTTAGGACTTTCGAATACTATTATTTTAGATGTATAGTTATCGGTCTTTGACCAAGTTATCTCGTATCCAAACTCTGTTTTTACAACATTATTGCTCATTTAATACCTCTAGTACTTGTACAACTGTTTTTATTTTATTCTGGTTAGATTTGTTTTGTAGTGTGTTTCGTAATCCGTGATGTAATCCTTTTGGCCACTTGCCGAATGTTACCCAAGCATATCCGTCATGCTCTAGATTTAAATTGGGTAAGAATTCTTCGTTTACAAAACACAGATATGTATGGAAGTGAAATCTACTGTCGTTACTGACAAAACTTTCTAGTGGAACAGTTTTAGTAATATCAACAGAACCGATTTCTTCTTGTATTTCTCTTTGGAGTGCAATCCACGGAGTTTCGCCATCTTCGTTAGTGCCGCCTACTAAGCCCCAGGTATCTCTGTGCCTGCCTTGCGTTCTATGAAGAAACAAAAATCTTTTGGTATTTAAGGCGTAGATTAACGCACCGCTACATACTATATCTTTCATACTAATAATTAGCCTTCAAGATATATGTGCCATGCGCCTCCTGAGTATTCGCCTTCGTATGAACGTAACCAAAACTCGCCGTCCCATTTGTACTGAACGCCGGTGTTAAGATTACTCATATATGTTGCAGGTGAAGATGTGCTACCATCATTTGCACCACTTGCATCAAATACAATGTGCCAACGTGATCCGTCCCATTCTACAATATCGTTTTCGTCTGCAATAAAGTCTGAACCGTCGTTGTTTTTCCAACCATCGGCACCGTCTTCGTTTGCAGGATCGCCTATTGAGCCTAATAGCAGCAAACGAACGCCTGCTGTTTTATCTTGATTAGGATTAAATCGTAACGGGTCGATAATGTAGTCAAAACTTGTCCATGCATTAGATGGTCTAGCAGGTCCTTCGATTACAGTATCATCTGGCAGTGTATCTTCGTCCCATGCAACATTAATAATTGTGCTGTCAGATGCTAGACTAAATGTACCAACTACAAATGTATCTTCGCTTGTTCTTAATCTAATCTGACTAGAGTTAGGAATGTATGTGCCTGGATATGCATTTAATAATCCTTCCCAGCTTTCTTCTCCTACAACT